CTGGCTCTGAACCAGTTTTTGACCACATACCGCCCAGTTTCACCCAAACAATGCCCGACAAATAAACCGCACCAGGGCGTTTCATCTTCACGCCACCATGCTTTGTTTTCCGTACCGTACTTACCCATATCATCAAGCCATTTTAAGATTGTCGGGTTGTGTTTAACACCTTTAATCTCACGCAAACCGATGTATTTACGTGCTTCACTAATCCATGCTAATTCATTCATTTCAAATTTCCTTCATCTTTTTTATGTTCAGAATCGCCTATCAAGCGTTCTGCTTTGCTACAAACAGAATTAATTAGTTTTTGAGATAGTCTTGGAGCTGTAGCCTTAAAAGCGTCCAGCAAAGAGGTTGTTGTCATTCCGGCAAATACACCGGCACCAGCAAACAGCCATGGGTGATTGGGTGGTAACAGATACTCTGTAATGGCAGCGGCAAAAACCATGCCTATAACAACCAAAATCAAAGTTAGTAACACTCCATAGCGTTTATGGTCAGAAACAACCAGAGAACCCAAAAAACCACCTGCAAGGGCAAAGCAATTCGCTAGCGAAAATACGCTATCCATTACTTACCGCCTTCTTTTTAATTTTTTTTGGTCTTCAAGCTTTTTGGTGTATCTGATGAGACTGAAACCAGCCAGTCCGCAAAAGAATGCGAAAATCAGATAAGTGAACATACCGGTAGACAATGGCGGATACGCGGCCCAGAAAGTCCCTGCGATTACCGACCAGACAAGAGCCGACCATATCAGTAACCATCCTGACCAGATATTGCTTTTATTTGATTGGTAAATAGCAGCGTAAAGCTGGAGAAGCGCGGTACCAGTCAGAACGATAACCATCAGATTCGGGGGAATATGCTGAAATTTGGCATATAAATCTTCATGCAGTATTTCCTTACCGCTAACATGGAATACAAGTGCAAAGCCAAGCATAACGGCACTGTTAAGCATTTCAATTGCGCGAGTACATGTACCAAAAATCCATTGCTGAAATTTATCCGGCAAAAAACGTAGATCCAAAATAAAACCGAGCACCGACTGCGTTTTCGACAGCACCCTTAATATAAAGCTCATGCCTGAGCACTCCTTTTGTTAGTGAAGTAACACGTTTAATGTTATTGCCTAAAAAAGCATCACTAAGGGCATGTTCCTTTTTCTTAGACGGATAAAAAAAACCACCCTTTCCAAGGTGGCTGGTTTTGAAACTATCTGGCTTCAGACTGGTACAGATGTAGGACTTCCTGGCTCGCTGCTGATATGCGTATGTGTATCGCCGATATTCTTACCATTATGTTCTACGGTTCCGTCTTTCACTTTAAGACCGCCGGTAATCACTGGAGCACCGCCCTCGGAAGTAGTGGCTCCGCCATCGAGATTCGTCTGGCTCAACAGCGTATTTACTCCGGTTGCGGTCATCTGGGTATGATCCAAAGTTGTATTTTGAGATTTGATCTTGATATCAGGTGCATCAATGAGCACAGAGCCGGTTGCAATCAGCTCAATATTTTTCTGTCTGAAACGTCTGATTTCTGTCATGTTACCTGTAGGCGGATTGCGATAAGCCATAATAAGCGGAACGCGGACATCATTAGCTATTGCAAAAGACACCCAGACAGCATCACCCTCTTGTATCAGTATTTCAGTATCTGAATGAAGGTCACCTATAGGGTAAGCAATCTCTGCTTCAGGATAGATACCCGAATTGTTATCTGTTAACCCGAATATCTCTACTCGCGCCCTATGTTTTGCCGGTATATATTCTTTAACTACCGCTGCATATAAACTACTACTCATTACTACCCTCTCCCGGATTTCTTACGCCTAACCAGAATCTGGAACAACTTTCCTCACCAGATCCGCCTGTACCCGCCGCCTGCATAAAAGAATGTGCCGCAGTAATAATGACAAACTTACAGCCGCCGGTTTGAATAACATCTCCGGCATTGATTTCCGGCGCATAACGGCTGGGCAGTACCTTGGCGTTGATCAGGACATCAGTCATCGCATTTAGTTCAGCCTGAGTTTTTTCCGGAACAAAGACTACATTACGCTTTTTATCAAAATTACCTCTGATAGCACTGCCATCGTTTGCACAGCTTACATATGAAGGTACCTCATGCCGCTCCAGGAATTCACTGCGCTGAGTATGATCACTCAGTATTCGGTCACCAATACCCATCTTAGGTTCTTGATTGGATAAATCGTAAATCCGGGCAAATTCAATAGTATTTGTTTCCGGCACAATATGTACGACACCGCTATGTTCCTGACAGATTTCCTGTATTTGGTGGCTTGGATACTTGCCCTTATACAAATAGAACTTATTTACGACAAAATCTTTCTCAATGGTTGCTTTCGCTCCGCAAGCCTTATAAATTTTAGACAGGCTGGTTTTTTCCAAAAAAATACCCTTATTCGCAACATAGCTTATCGCGATAGTATTACTGTGCAAGGCAATAATTTGCCGAAGCTGTACCATTCCACCCTGATAAACATCACTGATATTGTCGCGAACATAATTAATGGTTACCGGTATCTGATAAGGACCAACTAATAACTCCTTTCCTTCTTGCAAAAAAGGTGCGATAGATTCATCAATGCGGATAGTGGCTTCAAGGGTGTAAGGAATCGGTACCAGTGAACTGCGGATAATGGCCGAAAAGATAGCCGAACCATCAATATAACTACCGTTTTCAAGCTGAATTAACATGATGGCCAATCCTGTTCTGTCTGACTGGTAACAATTCCCTTCACTTTCATATTCGAATTAGGCTCAATCTGCATATCTACACTTTTGATAGTCGGTACTTCATCCGCGATATACGGCATCATGAAAGTAATCGGGAAATTAAAGGCGTGGCAGATAATATTAGTACGCCCTGATATGGGTACTGCCATTTCTTCAATTTCAAAACCATCGCTAAGCATTCCCCATGTATTAAAGGGTTTACCGTCATGTTTCCATGCAATTGGCCAGCGATGATTTTTAAAGCGGAAAAAATACATGCGCAGAAAATCCATAATGCAGGTAATGGATTCCTGTTCGTGCGCAAAAACAGCAATCTGTACGTCCCACTCTTTAAAAGCTAGGCGCGTATCATAGTAAACAGAATCATCCTGAGTTAATAACATGGATTCGCCCTGCACTCTTGACCAGCCACGAGAAGGTTGTGCCGGCCTCATTGCAGAACCGAAAGCAATCACAATTACTGGCAAACAGGCATCAACCGCCTCGTTATTGTCATTATCATTACGCCAGATACTTTTAAGCATGGCCTCAACATCATCTACCATCCTGGACGGTGCAATTCGAAACCGTTCGGCTTGCGGACGCTGGCAGAACTTCTTTAATTGCTGGGTAATGGGTTTAATCTCGCATATTCCGGTGCCTACAAAGCTTGTGAATGCTTCTTTTACCCTTGAAGACATGCCGGCATCACTTACAGCTTTTTCAGATTCTAAGCGCGGGCTATCTACCTTATTACCACTATCATCATTAACCATATATCTTATCCGTAGAAATATCCGCCAATCTTACTGTTGGTTTTTCAGTTAAAAATCTTTGTTCCCTTTGCTTCACAATTTGGCAAGAATTTAGCCAAAATTGTATATACATTTTACTAAAATTAAGTAAATAATAATATTAATATTTTCATTATTTATTTATGATTTATATATGTTTTTTGTTTTTATTCTCAAAATAAATTTATAAATATATAAAAAATATTTTACTTTATAAAATTAGCTGTGCTATGATGTTTTTGTGGTTTTAAATTTACGTTTTTTTATCACCACAATACCAATTGCAAACCTTTAATTTGTGTAACAAATTAACTTACTCTATGAGATACCGATCAGGCGGGTGCAGTACATAAGTAAGGGTAGTACCTCTAATTTGCAGCAGTTTATTTTTGGGTAATTGAGTAGGGCGGTAGATTAGAGTTTGGTCAGTACCTGAAGCTGACCACCCTTAACGGGTCGGGTTATTTCTCTTTGTCCTGTGAAAATATCGGGACTGTAGCTCAGTGGTAAGAGCAGTGAACTCATAATTCATTGGTCGCAGGTTCGATGCCTGCCAGTCCCACCAACAAAAAAGCTGCCTACTGGCAGCTTATTCAATTCTCTAAAATTCACTTAGTCCATTTAATATCAAGCTTACGCTTATTTTCGGCA